AGGTATGTGGGATGAAGAAGAATGGTTAGACTTCCTTGAATCAAAAGGTATGAAAGATGAAGATAATCGAGTGACTCGTGAGAAAAAAGAAACAGCATCACTTGAGGACTTTTTCTAATGGTTGTAGGATTTACTGCATCAACTTTTGATTTACTTCACGCAGGTCATATATCTATGCTGCGTGAAGCGAAGTCTCAGTGTGATTATTTGATATGTGGTCTGCAAGTAGATCCATCAATTGATAGACCAGATAAAAACTCACCTGTACAAACTGTGGTTGAACGTCATGTTCAACTTTCTGCAGTAAAGTATGTTGATGAAATTATTCCATACAGTACTGAAACTGATTTAGAAGATATTCTAAATATGTTTGAGTTAGATATTCGCATCATCGGCGAAGAGTACAAGAAGAAAACTTTTACAGGTAGAAATATCTGTTCAAAACGTGGGATTGAAGTTTATTATAACAAACGTGACCATAGGTTTTCTTCTTCTGGTTTAAGAAAAAGAGTATATGATAGGGAAGTGAGTAATGATAGATCTAGTGATTCCGACACTGGGCAGAGTAGATAAACAAATCACTCTTTCCAATATTCCTGAAAAATATCACGATAGAACATTTCTTGTTGTTCAGGCACAAGAATATGATGAGATCAAGACTAAATACCCAAGTGTGCAGGTATTTAAACTTCGCGAAGGCACAGAAGGTCTTGCTCTCACTCGCTCTATTATTGCACATCACTGGCGAGGGAAAAGATACTTCTGCTTTGATGATGATTTGAAATTCTTGAGAATTGATACAGATAGTATGAAAGCGAAGAAAGAATTTACTGAATCAGACTTTGATGAGATGATTCAGTGCGTAGAGCAAAAGATGGATGAAGGTTATGTTCATGGTGGGTTATCATTCCACAATACACCACCTGTTCCTAATCCATATAATTATTGCTCAAGGATGTGGACTAATGTTTGGTACAGCGATAAACTTCCAGTAGATGACGTATCTTGGTATGTTCATAACAAACAGTGCGCTCAAGATTTTTATGTAAATCTTCAACTGTTAACTACTGGATATCAGAACGTTGTATTCAATCACTTTAGAGTAAACGCATCAGCGACTAATGCCAAAGGAGGTGTGGAAGTTTACAGAACTATAGATTGGCATAATAAATGGCAAAATTTCCTCGGCGAACAGTTTCCCAAATATGTAGAAGTATATGAGAAGGTTCAGGCATCTGGACCATGGAAAGGTTTACCGAAGAAAGCAGTCAAAATAAAATGGAAAAAAGCATATGAAGATAGTCAGATCTCAGATGCTAGTTTAGATAGTTTTTTTGCATAGGGAGATTCTATGATGTCAGCGACGCAAGCATGGATAAAAGAACAGTTTGAAAAAGAGTCAAAAGCGAACCCAATCACAGACGTGTGGTCATTAAAACGTACGATAGAAAAGATGGATGATAGAATAAAACAATTAGAAACCGATGTCGCTTGGTTACAGAAAGGTCAACAATAATGTCAATAATGGATAAATTGAAAAAGAACAGTAAAGTAAAATTCACGGAAGTGCTTTCTGATTCTAAATTTTTTAATGAGAAAGATATGGTAAAAACATTCGTTCCTATGATGAACGTTGCTTTATCAGGTGACCTTGACGGTGGTTTAAGTCCAGGACTTACAGTTCTAGCAGGTCCGAGTAAACACTTCAAGACTTCTTTCGCTTTGATTATGGCAGCAGCATATCTTGAAAAGTATGATGATGCTGTGCTACTATTTTATGATTCAGAGTTTGGTTCACCTCAAGCATACTTTGAGCAATATAATATTGATACAAGTCGTGTCTTACATACACCGATTACTAATGTTGAGGAACTCAAGTTTGATTTGATTAATCAGTTAGAAGCACTTGATCGTGGCGATAAGGTTATCGTTGTGATTGATTCGGTCGGTAATCTAGCATCAAAGAAAGAACTTGATGATGCGATAAATGAAAAATCAGTTGCAGATATGTCACGTGCGAAAGCACTGAAAGGTCTGTTCCGTATGACTACTCCTTATCTCAATATGAAAGATATTCCTATGATTGCAGTCAATCATACATATATGGAAATAGGTATGTTCCCGAAAGCAGTTGTGTCAGGTGGTACAGGTATCTATTACTCCGCTGATAATATCTGGATCGTTGGTCGTCAACAGGATAAGCAGGGTGGTGAGATCAAAGGTTATCACTTTGTAATCAATGTAGAGAAGAGTCGTTATGTTAAAGAAAAATCTAAGATTCCTATTTCCGTTTCTTGGGATGGTGGTGTGCAGCAGTATTCTGGTTTGCTCGATGTTGCTCTCGCTGGACAGTATGTGGCGAAACCTAGCAACGGTTGGTATTGTCGTGTCGATCGTGAGTCTGGAGAACTGGTGGATCCCAAAGTCAGAGAAAAAGATACACTCAAAAAAGAGTTCTGGGAACCTATCTTAGAGGGAACTGACTTTGCAGATTTTATAAAACAAAAGTTCCAGATTGGAGGAATGAAAGATAATGTCATCGAACTCGCCGACTCGGCATAAAGAGAACGAGACTTTTAAGTTAGAACCTGTAGAAGGAGAGGATGCGTGGAAAGTGCGCATCCTCGAAGGACTATATAATGAAACAGTGATTCGTTATGGTTCTATCGCTTTCAACGAGGTTAATGATAATATGTCATTCAACTTTTACGTTGAAGAATCACCTGATGATTCACTTGATGAAACAGATGAAGACCTTCAAATATTTGCAGGTGATATATTGCAAGAAATTATAAAATCCGCTATCGAAAATGATGACGGATCATTGATGCTTGTAGAAAGAGAAAAGAAATGAAAATATTGGTATTCGGATTACCAGGAGCAGGTAAGACTTGGTTGGCGCAGAAGTTGTATCAACTGTTGCCTAACTGCGCTTGGTTTAATGCGGATAAGATTCGTGAGATGGCAAACGATTGGGACTTTACTCCTGAGGGTCGTTTACGTCAGGCGAGCAGAATGAAAAATATCGCAGACTTTGAGTCTGAATGTAATCGTTGGGTTGTATGTGATTTCGTTTGTCCGACTCAACATACTCGAGATATTTTTGACCCTGATGTTCGCATATGGGTTGATACTATATCAGAAGGCAGATTCGCTGATACAAATAAAATGTTTGAGATACCAACACTGTTTGATTATCATATAAATCATTGGTACACTGATGCAGAAATAGAATCACTCGCAGAAGATATAATAGCAGTACAAGGAGATTTAAAAGTTGAATGAAATAGATACAGGTGAAATGGAATACACCTTTGACTGGAAAAATCCAACAGCGCAAATGTTAGGACGTTGGCAACCATGGCATGAAGGACACAGAGAATTATTTAAACGTGCCCACGCTATGTGCGGACAGGTTTGCATTATGATTCGTGAAGTACCAAGCAACCGTGAAGCAAACTCACGTGTTCCTGGTCAAGATGATAATCCATTTGATTATTATGAAGCAATGTCTATGATCATAGAAGATTTATCAAAAAATGGGTTTACTTTGAACCAAGATTACGTTATAATGAATGTACCAAACATTGTCGATATTTCTTATGGACGTGGAGTTGGTTATACATTTACAGAGCATGATCTTGGTAAGGAAATACATGATATCTCGGCAACTAAGATTCGCCAAGAACTGAGGGAAAAAGGTGAACTCGCAGCAAAATCTTGAACAGACTATCTTACGAAATATTCTGACTGATGAGGACTATATGCGGAAGGTTCTTCCGTTCATCAAACCAGATTATTTTGAAGGTATCTATCGTATATTATTCAAAGAAGCAGGTAAGTTCGTTGGTAAATACAACAGACTTCCTACCTCTGAATCATTTAAAATTGAGTTAGACCAATCTGATAAACTGAGTGATGATAACTACAGAGTTGCTGTTGATATCGTTCCTCAATTATTTTCTAAAGAAAAAATTGATGATCAATGGTTACTTGATACTACAGAGAAGTGGTGTCAAGACAGAGCAATCTATAATGCTAT